AGCGCATATTGGGAGCTTAAAAAGATACAGACTGACATCAAGCGAGGGGTGTATGGTGAGTTCACAAGCGTGACGGAATGACGATTGCTCTATTGTACCGATTACTGGAGTGATGGTAAACACAACAAGAGCCAAAAAATTTTGAGAGCGTCATTGTCACGGAAAATCGTTAAGTTGCACAATACCAAGGTTTTAACCCTCAAGATTTGCATATTTACCGTCACGCATCGTCACGAAACACCCATTTATTGTCACGAAATGCGTATATTTATAGCCCAAAAAACAACATTTTATGAAAGTTTCAATCTTTAAATCACTATTTAACATCAAAGAAACGCCTTTTGAATTATCCATTCATGAGGTTTACAACCGCATCAGACTCGGCAACCCCGAGCTCATTAAAAAGGTCACAACCATACGATCACTGGAGAAGGCTGACCCAGAGCATGACCGCCTCAAGTCCTCACTGAATGCCATCATGTTCAATGGTACCTTCACCGAGCGCAACGACAGCAGCTTGGTCGAGCATTCTGGTCTGTGCATCCTGGACTTTGACCAATACCCAACCAAAAAGAAAATGATGGAGGAACGCAAACGGCTGATTGCTGACCCTCATGTGATGATGGTGTTCACTTCGCCATCTGGCAATGGCTTGAAAGCTGTCATCAGAATACCGAAGTCAGACAAGGTAGAGCACAAGCGCAGATTCACTGCATTTGGCAAGTACTTCCAGAGTGAATATTTCGACACCAAGAACAGCAACGTCAGCAGAGTCTGCTTCGAATCATATGACCCTGACATCTACTTCAATGAGTTCTGTCAGGTGTTCGAAGGCATCGAGCAAGACCAAGGCTTCAGCTACACCGAGCGCACTCCCATCTGCATCCTATCCGATGAGGACAAAATCATCAGCTTGATTGAACGATTCGACCATGGATGTCAATTCGAGGAGGGCAGTCGCAATGAGTTTGTGTTTAAATTAGCAGCAGTTCTTTGCGAGTATGGCATTGGGAAGGATACGGCAGAACAGTACATCTGGACCAAGTATGCTCAAGGCTCCAGCTTCAGCGAGCAAGAGATGGTAACAACCATTCGCTCGGCTTACAAAAAAGCCTCCTACGGCATCAAATACTTCGAGGACAAGGATACCTTCCAAAGAGTACGTCAAAAGCTCAAGAGCGGAATCGCAGATGATGACATCAAGAAACAACTGAATGTGCGAGAGGATGTCATTGAGGACATCAAGAAAGAGATTCAGACCGGTGATGATATATTCTGGTCAGTCAATGAGAAAGGCACAATCACAATCAAGCCATCCAACTACTCTGAATTTCTGGTCAAGAACGGATTCAATAAGTACTATCCAGAGAATGCCGAGAAGCCAACTTTTGTCAGAGTCAAAGAGAATAAGGTTAAGATATCATCGGCTGAACAAATCAAGGACTTTGTGCTTAACTATCTCCAAAGCAAGGGTGAAATGGATGTCTGGAATTACTGCTCCAGGAATGCATTCTTATTCAATGAGAACTTCATCAATATGATTGACAGCATCAATATCATGATGCTCCAGGATAGCAAGGATGCATCATACATTCCATTCAAGAATGGTGTGGCAAAGATATCCAAGAATAAAGTGGAGCTGAAGAGTTACATCGATGTTGATGGATACATCTGGGAGAATCAAATCATCGAGCGAGATTTCACTCTGTTGGATGACTGCACCAATGACTTCAAAGATTTCGTCAGCAAGGTGTCAGCAGATGATAGAGGCAGAATCAATGCGCTTGAGACCACACTCGGATACTTAATGCACACCTTCAAGGACAAGACTGACCAGAAAGCAATCATCTTCAATGACCAAGAAATCGATGACAACCCGAATGGAGGGTCAGGTAAGTCACTCATGTTGGCTGCGCTGGGCAATCTGCGCAGAGTGGTCAAGATTGATGGCAAGAGCTTCAATCCATCCAAGTCTGATTTCGTTTATCAGCGAGTCAACCTCGATACGCAGATTCTTGCATTCGATGACGTGCGCAAAGCATTCGACTTTGAGCAGCTCTTCAGCCTCATCACAGAGGGAATCACCGTCAACCGCAAGAATAAGGATGAGATATTCATCCCATTCAACCGATCACCAAAGATTGTCATCACAACCAACTATGTCATCAGTGGTGCTGGCTCATCTCATGACCGCAGAAGGCATGAGCTTGAATTCTATCAGTACTTTCACTCGAAAAGGAGTCCACTCGATGAGTATGGTCGGCTCTTATTCGATTCCTGGACCGATGAAGATTGGTTGAAGTTTGACAACTACATGGTCAAGAACCTTCAGAAGTACCTGACAAATGGATTGATGAAATCCATCAGCATCAACGCAGATGCCAAGCGACTCATTCAGGCAACGTGCAAGGATTTCTTTGATTGGGTGGAGGAAGGCAACCTCGCTCTTGATGTGTACCACTACAACGGAAGCAAGATTCAAGAATTTACCTCCGAGTTCACCTCATTCAAAGAGCTCGAGCCACGCAGATTCCTCAAATGGGTGCAATCGTATGCCGACTATAAGGGCTACAACATCACCAAAGGACGCAATCACAACGGAAGATACTTCATTCTTGATTCGGGAAATCCCAAGCCGACTCCAGAATCTGATGATATTTGGGATGAACTTAATGAAAAAGCAAAACAATGACAAGACAACACCGACAAATCCTAAAAGACCTCCAGCTCAAGTACAAAATGGAAAAGTATCCAACCATCCCACCTCACCTCATCGCACTGGACCAATGGAATGACAACAGTGCCAATGCACTGACCAAGTCAATTATAGCATTCCTTCAGTTCAGTGGATGCCAAGCGGAGCGAATCAATACCATGGGAGTCTATCGCAAGAAATACCGCACAGATGGAGTCGCCATCGGTGGGCAGTGGACCAAGGGAACCGGCACACCAGGCTCGGCAGATATCTCCGCAACGATCAAGGGGAGGTCTGTCAAGATTGAGGTCAAGTATGGCAAGGATAGACAGTCTGAAGCGCAGAAAGCATACCAGAAAGCAATCGAAGAGGCTGGTGGTGTATATGTTATTGCAAAAGATTTTGAAGGATTTTTGAAATTTTATGAGCAATTTTGTGAATCAATCAAATAAATCAGTATATTTACAATTCAAAACAACAAAAAAAACGATTATGACTACAAAAAAAGCGGAGGCTACACTCGCAGAGCCAATGAACATTTGGCAAAAATTACACGCTGCCAAGCAGCAAATCGGAAAGGTTGCTAAGAATGCAACGAATCCACATTTCAAAAAGAGCTATGCTGACATCAATGCGCTGCTCACAACGGTGGAGCCAATCCTCCACGAGCATGGACTGCTTCTATTGCAGCCAGTGGTTGGCAATGATGTGGTGACTCGTATCATCGATATCGACTCTGGTGAGATAATTGAGTCATTCATGAGCCTTCCAGTCATCACAGACCCACAAAAGGTGCTCGCTGCTGTCACTTACTTCAGAAGAGGTACATTGCAGTCACTGCTATCACTTCAAGCCGTAGATGATGATGGCAATACAGCCGCTCAAGGTGCAGCATCAAAGCCAGTAATCGATGACAACCGATTCAAGAAAGCCCTGGAGTCAATCGAAGCTGGCAAATACACAGCACAACAGTTGGCCACCAACTATGCACTCACTGAGGCTCAGACCAAAATGCTTGCACTATGAAGTGGCATCCATCGCAAATCGGTAAGCTGATGACCAATGGCAGAGCCAAGGACAGCATCGGAGAAACAGCCAAGAGCTACATCAAGCAGTGTGCAAAGGAGGACTTCTACAACTACACCACAGAACTCAACAACAAATACATCTGGAAAGGTAGAGAGCAAGAGCTGGAGTCAATCAACCTCATTAACTCGGTGAGGTTCACAAACTACGTCAAGAATGATATCACCATCGAGAATGACTATCTCATCGGCACCGCTGACATCATCATCGAGCAGCGAGTCATCGACGTCAAAACATCGTGGTCCTTGGATACATTCCCAGCACTTGTGGAAGATGCAGTCAATCCACTCTATGAATGGCAGCTCAGAGCTTACATGATGCTTTATGACAAGCCATGTGCCGAGCTGATATACTGCATGGTGACCACTTGGGATGAATTCCTCAATGAATATGAGAAC